AAAGCTGTATTTGCTGAAATGGATAAACAAATGAAACGTATTGAAAAGCTATTTGGGTATAAGCCTGGGTCTTGGCGTAGAGGTGGTTAATATGGAAGTTGTTACATTGTTACCATATATTAATGGCGCACTAATGATGGCAACGTGTGATTGGTCTCCTTGGATGTATTGCGTTTGATCCAAAACATAAAAGATATAAATAACTATAACATATAAAGGGATTGCCCTATGAAAGAGAAGGTAGCATCACTAGAGACTAAAATGGCTCTATTACAAAGTGATATAAATACTATTAAGAACAGGGAACCTCAATTACCAGAGTGGCTTAGAAATTCTGCAATTATAGTTCTTATGGCTATGTTTGGTCAGATTGTTACTGCGGTTTGGTGGGCGTCAAGTATGACCGCTAATTTAGAGCACATTAACAATGATGTGGGAATGAACACCGAGTTTAGAATATCATATCCAAAGATGCATGCAGAAACTATGGTAAGTTTACACGGGCTAAAGAAGGACTCAGAGCATACCGGGGCTATGGTTAAAGACATTAAAAGCAAGTTAAAATTTATTGATATAAAGGATCAAAGGGATCAAAGGAACACAAAATGAAAACACTACAACAAATAAGAGAAGCTTCAGGCGACAAAGAAGCATACCAAAAGTTCTTTCAAGGGTTATTAAAGAAGTTCGGCGTTAAATCACCTGCAGAATTAGATGATGCAAAGAAGAAGGAATTCTTTAATGCTATTGAAAAGGGTTGGGAAGGTAAATCTGAAGAGCTTGAAACATATAAGAAAACTTTAGAGGCTTGTGATCACGAGGAAGAGGAGTAAGTAATGATTAATTTTAGTGCGTTAAGAGAGGCATTTAATGCTTCTTTAATAAAAAAAGCTTGTGCCATTGCTAACTCAAAGAAGTTTAAAGGTGGTGATTATGACCATGCTTATGCTGCTATTGAGAAGTTAAAGAAAGGTTTAGCTGATGAGCCTAAAGTTGCAGCATGTTTAAAGAAAGCTAATGAATCAATAGCCTTAGCAGAAGATGACCTTGAGGAAGGTGTATCAGTTGATATGCGAACTAAAGGTTATAAAGAAGCTATCGCAAGAAGCATAGCTAAAGAAGGTAAAAAGAAATTAAAAGCTGAGAATGCTAAGACTTTACAAGATGCTAATAACGCTTTACTAGGTAAGAACGAAAATATGACTGCTAGTGGGAATGATTCAACTGGTCCTATCGCAGGCCATGATAAACCATTAAGTAAGAAAAAGAAAATCATGAAGTTCAAAGGATTTAAAGAATCAGTTGAACTTGAAGAAGTGTTCAACCAAGCTCAAATGAAAAAAGCTATTGGTATTGCACGCAAATCAAGAGGTAACTATGACAAAGCCTATGCTGAAATCGAAAAGATTAAGAAAGGTTTAGGTGATGAAGATATTATTGCTCATGTATTAAAGAAAGCCAATGAGTCAGTTGAAATTGAAGAAGGTTCAAATGGACTTGAAATTCAAGAAAGTGTAAACTTTAAGGCAATGTCTGATAAAAAATTATTAGACTGGATTAAAAAGAATGATACTGAAGACAGAGTAACACCTGTATTTGCTCGAATGATTTTAACTGCTTATAAAGAAAAGAGACGCAGAAAACTGAAGACTGAAGAAGCATACGACAGAGGTTCTATTCGTGATTTTAAAGTTGGTGATAAAGTAAAATTCGTAGATGATAAATCTAGTCACCATGGGCAAACGGGAAAAATAACTAAATTGATTGGTGGTATTGGCGCAAGACAAAAAGCTCATGTTAAATTAGATAAAACAAAGAAAACAGTAATTGATATTTTAACATCAACTGATTTAATTAAAGAATCAGTTGAAGAAGCAGTTTCAATGAAAAATGCAAAAGGTATTGGTTTTGGTAAGAAAGGTGGATACGATAAGTATGTAACACTTGCTAAGAAGAAAAATGCTAAATCATATAAAGATGTATTGAAAGTATTATCACGTGAAGGTTTAGGTAAAGAAGAACTTGACAATGTTGCCGATTATGTAATGAATGCTTTAGGTGAGTCTGTTGACTTCTCATTAGAAGATGATTCTGGTTTACGAGATATGATTACATATACACAATTAATGGAAGGCGCTAATGTTAAATCAACTATGTCTGATTTAAACAAAAAGATGTCTTTACTAAAGACCGATGTTAAGGGTGGAAACATTAACGATATTATCACAAGATTGACGTCAATTGAAATCTTCATGGGCAAGGCAATAAAAGATTTAAACAAACTTGTTAAAGAATCAGTTGAACTTGAAGAAGCAAAAGGCAGTGATTGTACTATTCAGAATGATGGTAGAAATAACATCGCTGTATGTATTGATGGTCTTTCATTTGCTGATGCTCGTAAGGGTACACGTGGCGCTATGATGAATATTGATGGCTTTAAAAAGAAAGCTAAAGTTGCTTGGGCTGATGCTAAGGGTAAACCTACTATCCCAGCTGTTAAGAAAGAGATCAAAGCTTTAAAAGCTAAGAACTTCTATGCTAAATGGCAAGCGGATTCATCATCTTATAAAGACGATTCGGTAAAGATCTGGTTCACTAAGTAATGGCAAAGGTAACCAGCAGGCCTGAATTAATTGACCACTGTTTAAGAGCTCTTGGCGCGCCAGTGCTTGAAATTAATGTCGATGAAGATCAAATAGAAGATAGAGTAGATGATGCTCTCCAGTACTATCAAGAATATCATGCTGATGCGGTTGTGCGAACCTACTCTAAACACCAGTTAACTGCTGATGATATAACTAATAGCTATATTGCGGTCCCTGATTCTATTACATCTGTCGTGAAGATACTAGACTTTGAATCGGGCGAAGCCGAATCATTGTTTAATGTAGAATATCAAATGCGGTTATCGGACTTTAATACCTTTGGTGCTGTTCAATCAATACAATCATTTGAGCAACGGATGCAGCATTTAAGTATGTTAGATCATCAACTAAACTCAAGCGAGTTGCTTAGATTTAATAGACATATGAATAGATTGCATGTGGACGAAGGGTTTGGTAACTTAAAGCCTGGATCTTATATTATCATTGAGGGCTACGAAATTGTAGACCCCCAAACATATACTGATGTGTATAATGATATGTTCTTAAAGAGATATTTAACATCATTGATTAAACGTCAATGGGGTCAGAACATGAGTAAATTCGAAGGTATGCAATTACCTGGTGGAGTTACTATGAATGGTCTACAAATATATCAAGATGCTGTAGAAGAGATTAATAAAATTGAAGAAGAGATGCAGTTAGCTTGGCAGTTACCTGACGACTTTTTAATGGGATGATGAATGGCAACTAATGTATATTTTAATGGCAACGTAAAATCAGAACAAGACTTATATGAAGATTTAACGATCGAATCGTTAAAGATGTATGGTCAAGACATTGTCTATATTCCTAGACAAGAAATTACTCGCGATGAAATACTTAATGAATCTTATAATCGATTCTCCGACTCATATGTAGTAGAAATGTACCTTGAAAATCAAGATGGTTTTGAAGGAGATGGAGAGCTACTATCTAAATTCGGGTTAGAGATTAGAGATACTGCAAACTTTATTGTATCACGTAAGAGATGGGATAGTCAAGTTGGTACATATTTAACAGCTGGTAATGGTGAAAGCGTTATTGGCCGTCCTTCAGAAGGTGATTTATTATATCTTCCAATGGCTTCTTCTCTATTTGAAATTACATTCGTTGAAGATGAAGTGCCATTTTATCAATTAAAGAATGTTCCAGTGTATCAGCTGAAAGCTGAATTATTCGAATACACTGATGAAGATTTCGACACTGATATAGATGCTATTGATCGTGTCGAAACGGCGAATGCTACATCATATACCTATGCACTTGATTCTGGTACAGGCAATTATACTATCGGTGAGACAATATCACAGTGGACTGGTGTTAATGATGCTGCTGGTAACCCTATCAATATCGAAGGTGAAGTGGCTGGATGGGAGGACTTAGGTCTTACCACGGGCAACTTAACAGTGGTTTCACTGGTTACTACCGATGGCAAGTTCAGACAGTTATATGTTGATCCTGATCCACTTAAACAGATTATTGGCACAGAGTCAGGTACGGCATACAATGTTACAACTGCTGATATTGCAACTAATTTTAACCGAGATGGTTATGCTAACAATGATATCTTTGATGCCGAAGCACAGGATATAATAGATTGGACAGAGACTAATCCGTTTGGAGATCCATAATGTTTGAAAATCATTTTTATAACGAGCATACTCGTAGAACTGTATCGGTATTTGGATCTTTATTCAATGACATCTCTGTTGTTAAAACTGATAGCAGTGGCAATGTTCTTAAGAAGATTAAGGTTCCATTAGCTTATGGTCCTAGACAAAAGTATTTAGTTCGATTAGATGATAAGAACGATACCGGTATTGCTATTAAGATGCCACGATTATCATTTCAAATTACTGATATGTCGTACGATGGTGCAGCTAAAGTTAATAAACATAAACGATATACTAAGGTAGATCCATTAGATAAGAAACATATAACATCATTAACGGCTCCAGCGATATATAAAGTAGGATTCGAGTTAAATGTTTTAGCCAAGACTCAAGACGAAGCACTACAAATATTAGAGCAGATCTTGCCAAGATTCCAACCAGATTATACAGTGACAATTAAAGATATTCCTGAAATGGATTTGACCGCTGATATCCCTATTGTATTAAATGGTGTGACTATGAATGATGAATGGGAAGGAGAATTCTCTACATCACGAAGAGTTATTATATATACATTAACATTCGAAACACGTATTAGATACTTTAAAGGTATCCAAGATCGCAGTGTTATTAATAAGACCGAAGTATATTATAAAGATAATGATTCTAGAGAGAATATAGAAGTACAAAAAGTTGATGGTACAACCACACCATATACGGAGACAATAGACTTCTTTAATTAATTAATAGGTACTATATTATGAGTGATTTAGATAAAGATTATGTACATGTGAGAGATTCTCTGTATGATTTAAGCGAGCAAGGTGAAGAAGCTATTGAGCTTATGATGGAACTTGCTAGAGAATCTGAACATCCCCGCGCATTTGAGGTGTTAGGACAACTAATCAAACAGAAAGCTGATATTAACGACAAGTTAATGAAGCTACACAAATCAAACAAAGAAATTAAAAAGGTGGATGCATTAGATCCAGCATTGCCGAATGCTACTAATAACAATGTGTTTATTGGATCTACTACAGAATTACAAAGAATGCTACATAATGAGAAAGTGATTGATGTTGAACCAGAAGACTGAATCATATCTCGGAAACATTAACGTTAAACGTGATGGTGTTTCACAAGACTGGTCTAAAGAAGACATATTAGAATATCAGAAGTGTATGAATGATTCTGTATATTTTGCAGAAACCTATTGTAAAGTGATATCACTAGATGATGGTTTAGTTCCCTTCAAACTATATGATTATCAGAAGAAGATGTTTAATCATTTTCAAGATAATAGATTCTCTATCGTGCTTGCATGCAGGCAGTCGGGTAAGTCTATATCAACAGTTGCATATCTATTATGGTTTGCACTATTCCACTCAGAACAAACAATCGCTATCCTTGCGAACAAAGGTGCTACAGCTAGAGAGATGCTTATGCGGATCACTCTTATGTTGGAGAACCTGCCGTTCTTTCTCCAGCCCGGCACTAAAGCCTTAAATAAAGGTTCTATTGAGTTTTCTAATAATTCACGATTAATTGCTGCAGCAACATCAGGTTCATCTATTCGTGGTATGTCAATTAACCTACTGTACCTTGATGAGTTTGCGTTCGTAGAAAATGCTACAGAGTTCTATACAAGTACATACCCTGTAATATCAGCCGGTAAAAATACAAAGGTTATTATTACATCTACAGCTAATGGATTAGGTAACATATACCAGAAGATCTATGAAGGTGCATTACAAGGCACTAATGAATTCAAATCATTTAGAGTAGATTGGTGGGACGTTCCAGGCAGAGATAAAGAGTGGAAGCGTATGACTATAGCTAATACGTCCGAACTACAGTTTGACCAAGAATTTGGTAACAACTTCCATGGAACCGGCAATACACTAATTAATGCTGAGACTCTCTTAGCGCTTAAATCTAAAAGGCCTCTATCAGTAACGAATAACGTTAGTATATATGAAGATCCTATTGCCGGACATAACTATATAATGTTTGTTGATGTTGCCCGCGGCCGCGGTATGGATTACTCAACGTTTAATATTATTGATGTATCAGAAAAACCATTTAAACAAGTGGCAGTATTCAGAGATAACATGACAAGTCCTTTATTGTTTCCTGATGTGATATACAAGTATGCTAATCATTACAACGAATGCTATGTAGTTATTGAAAGTAATGACCAAGGTGTTGTTGTATGCAATGGATTATATTATGACTTAGAATATGAGAATGTATTCGTCGAGAATTATACTAAGGCTAATGCTGTTGGTGTTACTATGACTAGGAAGGTTAAACGCATTGGTTGTTCTACAATTAAAGACATATTAGAGCAAAGCAAGTTAGAGATAGTAGACTCCAATACCATACAAGAAATGTCCACATTTATATCTCGTGGTTCTAGTTATGAAGCGGATCACGGCAATCATGATGACTTAATGATGAACCTAGTTATGTTTGGATATTTCACTACAACACCATGGTTCGCAGAGTCTACTGATATAGACATGAAAGGTATGTTATATGCTGAGAAGGTTAGGCATATCGAAGATAGTCTTATCCCTATTGGTGTTATGGGCGATAATAGTCCTGGGGTACATCATCCATTAGGTGATGGCTGGGAAGTATGGAAAGGGTAATAGTTATAAATAACTATATTGAATATAAACGTATTATGAATTTTCTCATTATTATTAATAAAGGTATAAATATATGGCATTTCTAGTCTCACCTGGTGTACAGGTAAAAGAAATAGATTTGACTAATGTTATTCCAGCCACTTCGGCTTCTATTGGTGCTATTGCTGGGTCATTCCAGTGGGGTCCAGTTGATGAAGTTATTACAGTCGGCAGCGAAAAACAATTAGTTAATATCTTCGGACAGCCGAATGACGATACGTTCTCGTATTTCATGGCGGCTCAACAGTTCCTAAGTTACGGTAACACTTTACGTGTTACTAGAGCGGTAGGTGCTTTAGCAAAGAACGCAGCAGACAACACATCGTCTCCAACACTAATTAAAAACGATGATCATGCAGAAACTATTACTAATGTAGCATGTGCAGCTAAATATCCTGGTGTTATTGGTAGTAATATCAGTGTTGATATTTGTACAGCTGATAGTACAGTGTTTGATGATTGGGCGTTTAAAGATCTATTCAACGCGGCACCAACAACTTCAAGTGCAGTGGCAGCTGTTGGCGGTTCAAACGATGAAATGCATGTGGTTGTGTATGATCGTACTGGTGCAATCACAGGTGCGGCTAACACAGTTTTAGAAACATACGAATATGTTTCTCAGGCTTCAGATGCTTATTCATCAGATGGTACTTCTAATTACTTTAAAAATGTAATTAATAGCGGATCAAACTGGGTAAGATTGCTTGGTAATCTTGCAAATTCACATGATGATACATTCCAAACTCCTGCAACTGGTACTACAGATTTAGAGTATACGTTGACAGACGGTTTTATTGTAGCTCATGGAACTGATACGTTCAGAGTATTTGTTGATGGCTCTGAGTTAATCAATGATGATACTACTTCACCACCAACTGTGCATTGGACAGCGCTTACAGACAATACGATTGTTTTGGCTGCTAATCCTGCTAACGATGTTGAAATACTTATTCAACACTCTAAAGATGTATATGCTAATCTTGGAGATACTGCGCAAGACTCTGATGGCTTTGGTGTTAACTTTGATGCTTTAGTTAATGAAACAGGTACAAACGAATTATATACATTCGAATTAACTGATGGTGTTGATGCTAATGTATTGACTCTTGGAGAATTACAGCTTGGTTTTGATAAATTTAGTGATGCTGAAACTATCGAAATTTCATTAATCATGAATGGTAATCCAATGGCTGGATCTGATGCAACTGCTATTTCTAATAAGATCATTGCTATTGCTGATGCACGTAAAGATTGTGTGGCTTTTGTTTCTCCTCCAATCACTTCTACTGTTAATAATGCTTCTGCCGTTACTAAAGTAATTGAATGGGCCGATTCATTAACACATACCTCATATGCATTTGCTGATTCAACAGCAATATATGTTTATGATAAGTACAATGATAAATATCGTTGGTTAGCTGCTTCAGGTGCTATGGCTGGTTTAGCCGCAAACGCCGATATGGTTGCTGATCCATGGTTCTCTCCTGCTGGCTTTAATCGTGGTAATCTTAGAAATGTTACTAAGATCGCGCTTAATCCTAATCAAGCTGGTAGAGATGATTTGTACAAGCGTTCGGTTAACCCTATCGTATCTTTCCCTGGACAAGGTACAGTGTTATATGGCGATAAGACTTTAGAGTCTAAACCATCTGCATTTGATAGAATCAACGTACGTAGATTATTCATTACTCTTGAAAAGGCTATTTCACAAGCTTCTAAAGCGTCTTTATTCGAATTCAATGATGAATTCACTAGAGCTCAATTTAGAAACATGACTGAACCATTCTTAAGGGATATCAAGGGACGTAGAGGAATTACAGACTTTAAAGTAGTTTGTGATGATACTAATAATACTGGTGACGTAATCGATACTAATCGTTTCGTAGCTGATATTTATATCAAGCCTGCACGTTCTATTAACTTTATTACATTAAACTTCATTGCTACTAGAACTGGTGTTGAATTTAGTGAAATCGCTGGAGGTAATTAATCATGGCTATTTTAGGCGTAGACGATTTTAAAGCAAAACTAATCGGTGGTGGTGCAAGAGCTAATTTATTCAAAGCAACGTTAGGTTTCCCTAGCTTTGTTACGGGTGATGTAGAACTTGCTTCATTCATGGTTAAAGCTACATCATTACCAGGATCAACAATTGCTCCTATCCCTATTGCATTTAGAGGTAGACAATTGCAAGTGGCTGGTGATAGAACATTTGAACCTTGGTCAGTTACAATTATTAATGATACCGACTTCTCTCTTTGGAATTCTTTCGAAGCGTGGATGAATGGTATTAACGAGCATAACAATAATACAGGCATGACTAATCCTAGTGATTACATGGCTGATATGGCTGTAGCTCAACTTGATAAAGATGGATCTGAAATAAAGAATTTTAATATTAGAGGTTGTTTTCCTACTGCGCTTAGCGCGATTGAAGTCGGATATGACAATGCTGATACTATTGAAGAGTTCACTGTTGAATTCCAATTACAATATTGGGAATCAGACCAAACTAGTTAAGTAACATAAGTAACATAAAAGGCCTTCGTTGAGGGCCTTTTTTAAATGCTGTATAAATACAACTAGCAACATTTAAAAAAGAAAATTATGCCAGAAAACAATTATAACTTATTCGGATTCTCCTTTAAAAAGAAGAAGATCGAAGATAAAATTAAAGCAAAATCGTTTACACATGAGAACGAGGATGGTTCATATCTAATATCTCCTACAGGTGGATATTTTGGACAATACCTTGATATCTCAGGTGATCAGTTTGTTAATGACGCAGAGCTCGTATTCAAGTACAGAGGTATAGCATCATATCCTGAGATTGATGCAGCTATTGAAGATATTACAAATGAAGCGATTGTAGTATCGGATGATAATAAAATCGTAACGTTGAATTTAGATAATCTAGATCAGCCGGATAATGTTAAAAAGCTCATGATGGAGGAATTTGAAACGGTTCTTAAAACTCTTGATTTTACCAACAATGCATATGACCTATTCAGACGTTGGTATGTAGATGGTCGATTATTCTATCATGTAATAATTGGTGATAAGGATGGTACCGGTATCCAAGAGCTTAAGCTTATTGATCCTACTAAAATACGCAAGATCAAAGAAGTCGTTAAAGAATTAGATCCAGCAACTAATGTTGAGTTAATCAAAGAAGTTGCTGAGTATTACTTATACCAAGATGATGAACTTGTTAATAACTCGGAAGGATTAAGAATCTCGACTGATGCTATTATTCAAGTTAACTCTGGTTTATTGAACGATAAAAGAGATAAGATTATTGGTTACTTGCATAAAGCATTGAAACCTATGAATCAGCTATCTATGATGGAAGATTCAATTGTCATTTATCGTGTTTCAAGAGCACCAGAGCGTCGTATATTCTATATTGATGTTGGTAACTTACCAAAGGGCAAAGCAGAAGAGTACTTAAATAATACTATGAACAAGTATCGTAATAAGATTGTTTACGATTCTGAGACTGGTGCTATTAAAGATGAAAGAAACCATAAATCTATTATGGAAGACTTCTGGTTACCTCGTCGTGAAGGCGGTAGGGGTACAGAGATTACTACATTACCAGGTGGACAAAACCTAGGTGAAATTGAAGATATTGTGTATTTTCAAAAGAAATTATATAGATCTCTTAATGTACCACTTTCAAGATTAGAACAAGACTCTACATTCAATGTTGGTCGTTCATCTGAAATTACTCGTGATGAGTTGAAGTTCCAGAAGTTTATTGATAGAGTTCGTACTAAGTTTGGTGGTTTATTCATGGAAGTGCTTAAGAGACAATTAATACTTAAAAAGATTATTGTACCTTCTGATTGGAAGACTATTAAACATGAGATTGCTATTGAATTTGAAAGAGATAATTACTACGCTGAACTAAAAGAAAGTGAAATCTTTAAAGAACGTATTGAGAATCTATCTATGATCGATGAATATGTAGGTACTTACTTCTCTCAAGAATATGTTAAGAAGAAGATTCTCCAGTTCACAGATGAAGACATTAAAGCAATGGATAAGCAAATGAAAGGTGAACCAGATCAAGATGTTGATGCTGATTTGTATGCATAAAGTTGCATTTTTATAAATATATTATACAAGAAGGATATAAATAATGGATATTAAAGACTTAATTAATAAAATTGGCAGCGGAGATGCACAAGCATCTAACAACGCGTTTAATGATATTATACATCAGAAAATGAATGCAGCATTAGATGTTGAAAAACAAACGATTGCACAAAGCATGTATGGATCAGAAACACCAGTAGAGGAACCAACACAAGATGTTAACGTTTAAAGAATCATTCAGCACTATTGCTGAAGCTAAGATGAAGTTATCATCTGGTGAAAAGGTTGTAAAAGAATTAGACCGTTTAGGTAAAAAGAAAGATGTTAAAGCGGTAATTACGGGTAAGGCAAATAAGTTTATCTTATACGTAGATGAAACAAAACTAGATACCTTTAAATCAGTTAAAGAAGCTGAGAAAGGTTTACAAGAATTTTTAAAGGTAATGGGTGTATGAATAACACAGAACAAGCATATATTGATATGCGTATTAATGCTGTTGAGTTAAACGAGAAGTTTGACGAGAAGAAAGCAGAAAAAACATT